ACAATTGATGTTTGGTACGATGGAGTCATGGTTATGGGTACAAACATAATTTTAAAATGGGAGCTAGCTAAGAATATGGTTAGACCTAAGTCTGCATCTCAACACGCAATACCTAATTATGTAGCTGTAGCGCCTAGAATGTATAAAGGAGTTATTGAGTCTTTAGTTAGAAGAATGATTCCGTATGCTGATTTGATTCAGATGACACATTTAAAATTACAACAAGTTATATCACGAACTGTTCCTGATGGTGTGTATATTGACGCCGATGGTTTAAATGAAGTTGACTTAGGTACGGGAGCTGCTTATAATCCAGAGGATGCGCTGCGTTTATACTTTCAAACAGGTTCGGTTATTGGTAGAAGTTATACGCAAGAAGGTGACTATAATCAAGGTAAAGTCCCAATACAGCAACTTACAAGCAATTCAGGAGCTTCTAAGGCACAAATGCTTATAGGGAACCTAAACCACTATTTAGACATGATTCGAGCTGTAACAGGCTTAAATGAAGCGAGAGACGGTACAATTGCTAACTCGGATGCTTTAGTTGGCGTGCAAAAATTAGCAGCATTAAGTTCTAATACCGCTACTCGTCATATATTAGATGGAAGTCTTTACATATATAGAACGTTAGCTGAAGCGCTGACTTATAGGGTAGCGGATATTTTAGAATACGCAGACTTTAAAGATGACTTTGTAAATAAAATTGGTAAATACAATGTTAGTATACTTGGAGATATATCTGAGTTATATATATATGACTTTGGAATTTTTATTGAGATGTCTCCAGATGAAGAGCAAAAAGCTATGCTTGAGCAGAATATTCAAATGGCATTATCTAAGGGAGATATAAATCTTGAAGACGCTATTGATATACGTGAGATAAGAAATCTAAAACTTGCAAATCAATTACTTAAAGTAAAACGTAAAGCTAAGCAAGAGCAGGATCAACAAATGGAAATGCAAAAGCAAGCGATGATTACACAGCAACAATTAAAATCTCAGGAACTTGCGGCACAAGTAGCTATGCAAAAAATACAAGCGGAAACTCAAGCTAAGATGCAGTACAGGCAAGCAGACGTTGCTTTTGAAATAGAAAAACAAAAAGCTGAAGCTCAATTAAAAGCACAGTTAATGCAGCAAGAGTTTAATTATAACCTGCAATTGCAAGGTATGACTCAAGCTCAATTATCTAAAAGAGAAAGCGATAAAGAGCAAGCAAAGAGTGATAGAATTAGTCAGCAAAATACTGAGCAGTCTAAATTAATAACCCAAAGAAAAAACAATTTACCTCCACAAAACTTTGAATCAAACGAGGATAGCTTAGATGGTTTTGACTTATCTGAATTTGAGCCAAGATAATATGTTTAAATTTTGCGTAACTTTGCATATAAATTAAATCAAATCAAATGGACATTAAAGTAAGAGAAGTATCGGCTGATGAAAAATCAACTCAGCAAATAGAACAAGAACTCCTTGATAAGCATGAGGAGAAGTTTCAGTCAGAGACTGAGCAAGAATCAATAGAGGTAAAGGCTGTAGAGCCTGAAGCAGAAGTTGAGGCTAAAGAAGACAATACACAGGAAGAAGCTCCTGTTGAAGAGGTGGTTGAAGAACAACCTCCACAGCTAGAAGCTCAGCCTGAATTAAATGAAGACGAAGTTCTTTCATATATTGGAAAAAGATACGGTAAGGAAATTAATTCTATTGATGAATTAGTTAGCAAGCGTGAGGAAAGCGAACCGCTTCCAGAAGACGTTGCTGCTTACCTAAAGTATAAAAAAGAAACTGGACGTGGTTTTAATGATTTTGCAAAATTGCAAAAAGATTATTCTGATTTAAGTCCAGATGCTTTGCTAAAAGAATATTATTCTATAACAGAAGAAGGTTTAGATTCTGAAGATATAGATCTTCTAATGGAAGATTTTATTATTGATGAAGAAATACATGAACCAACTGAGATTAAGAAAATAAAATTAGCAAAGAAAAAAGAAATTGCCAAAGCAAAAAAGTTTCTTAAACAACAGCAAGAGACATACAAACAGCCCCTTGAGTCAAGGGAAAGTTCTGCCAATGCTGATAATAATGAACTAATTGAATATAGGCAATATCTTGAGTCTGCTAAAACTCAAGAGGAGCAAGCAAATCATAAAAGACAATGGTTCGTCAAAAAAAGCGACGAAATATTTAGCACCGAATTTAAAGGTTTTAAATTCAATGTAGGTGATAATGATGTGGTTTATACTCCAGGCAGTGCTTCTGAACTTAAAAAAGCTCAAGAGACTCCACTTAATTTTGTAAATAAATTTTTGGATTCTAATGGGTATTTAAAAGACGCAGAAGGATACCACCGCTCTTTAGCAATTGCAATGAATCCTGAGAAGTTTGCTCAGTTCTTTTATGAACAAGGCAAATCACAGGCAACTGATGATGTAATACGTAAAACGAAAAACATAAACATGAGTGAGCGTACTGCACCAGAGGTTTCTACAAAATCAGGACTTCAAGTAAAATCAGTTTCACAACCTTCGAGTCGTGGACTAAAAATTAAGAGTATAAAAAGAAGTTAATAATTTAAATAAATAAAAAATAATATTATGGCAGGACAAGTATTAGCAACCCCAGGGTTTGCTTTGACACCGAGTTCAGAAAGAACTCCAACACCGGAAAACTATTTAACTAATGCAGATTTCAATTGGTTGAATCAGTACTTACCAGATACTTACGAAAAAGAATTTGAAAGATATGGTAATAGAACAATCTCCTCATTCCTTAGAATGGTAGGAGCAGAGATGCCTACAAACTCAGACCTTATCAAATGGGCAGAGCAAGGTAGGTTACACACGAAATATACACAAGTTGGTACAGCAGCAATATTAAATGCTGACCAAGCTGTATTTCAAGTAAATGATGCGCTAGACCCAGCAGCAGCTCAACAAGTAATCAGAATAGGACAAACTATTGTAGTTGTTCAAAATGATGGTTCAGGTGTGAACAAGGCTGTAGTAAGTGCAGTAAACAATGCCGCTGGTGGTAGAGGACAGTTCACAGCTGACTTTTATGAAGCAGCAGGTTTAGTAAAAGCAGGTACTGGAGTCGGTAACGCAGACGTTACAGTATTCATTTACGGTTCAGAATTTAGAAAAGGAACAGCAGGAATGGTTGGTTCATTAGAAGCTAATGACTTCATCTTCGACAACAAGCCTATTATCATTAAAGATACTTACACAGTATCTGGTTCTGATATGGCTCAAATTGGTTGGGTTGAAATCACTACTGAAGATGGCGCAACTGGTTACCTATGGTACTTAAAGTCTGAGCACGAAACAAGATTAAGATTCGATGACTATTTAGAAACAGCAATGATTGAAGCTGTACCTGCAGAGCAAAACTCTGGAGCTGCTGCTATCTTAGGTAGTGCAGCTGGTGCTGCTGACCCAGGAGCTGGTTCAGATGGTATATTCTACGTAGTAGGATTAAGAGGAAACGTTTGGGATGGTGGAAATCCAGTAGCCCTAGCTGACTTTGATTCTATAATCAGTAGATTAGATAAGCAAGGTTCTATTGAGGAAAACGTTATTTTCCTTAACAGACAATTTGGATTTGACATTGACGATATGTTAGCTGCACAAAACTCTCACGGAGCGGGTGGTACTTCTTATGGTCTATTTGACAATGACGAAGATATGGCTTTAAACTTAGGATTCACAGGATTCAGAAGAGGTTACGACTTCTATAAGACTGACTGGAAATACCTAAATGACCCTACAATGAGAGGTGGATTACCATCAGGAGCAACATCAGGGAAGATCAATGGTCTTCTAGTTCCAGCTGGTTCAACAAGTGTTTATGACCAAATTCTTGGTAAAAACGCTAAGAGACCTTTCTTACATGTTAGATATAGAGCTTCAGAAACTGAAGACAGAAGATATAAGACTTGGATTACTGGCTCTGCTGGTGGTGCTGCAACGTCGGATATCGATAACATGCAAGTAAACTTCTTGTCTGAGAGAGCTGTATGTACTTTAGGTGCAAACAACTTCTTCTTATTTCAAGACTAATAATTAAATATTAGGGGCGTAGCAATGCGCCCCTTTTTTAAAATCAAATTAAATTAAATCAAATGAAAAAAGAAAATATTACCCCAGAAGTAGTTGAGAAAACTGAAACCAAAAAAGTTGCTCAACCAAAACCAAAAAAACAATCACCAAAATTTGTTGACAAATCTTATAAGCTTACAAGAGATGTTGCACCTTTATCTTTAATCTTAGCCTCAAGGCACACTAATAGGTTTCCCTTATTGCATTTTGATGAAGAAACAGGAATTAACAGACCTTTAAGATATGCAAGGAATCAGAATAGTCCATTTCAAGACGAACAGGATGACAATGCTATTTTAGAGCCTGTAATATTTGAAGATGGATTTTTGTTTGTTCCTAAAAATAATCAAATACTACAAAAGTTTTTACATTATCATCCAGGTAATGGAAGAATATTTGTTGAAGTTAACAAAGCTAAAGAAGCTGCTGACCTTGTAGAGGATTTAAATTTACAAGTAGATGCTCTTATAGAGGCTAGACAGCTAGATGTAGATCAAGTAGAAAATGTTGCTAGAGTTTTATTCCAGCAAGATGTTAGCAAGGTAACAACTGCAGAGCTTAGACGTGATATTTTAATATTTGCAAAACAAAACCCAGGTGGTTTTATGGAATTATTAAGTGACCCTATGTTAAAGCTTAATGCTACCGTACAAGATATTTTAGATAAAAACTTAATACAGTTAAGAAACAGTAAAAAGGAAGTGTGGTTTAATACGCCATCTAATAAAAAGAAAATGTGTAATATACCATTCGGTGAAGACCCTATGTATATTATGACATCTTTTTTTCAAAGTGATGATGGTTTAGAGGTATTTAAACACTTAAAAGCATTAGCTAAAAATTCGTAACTTTATAGCTTGTTTAACCCATTAAAAACTTTTTATAAAATGGAAAAATTTATCAAAATTACAAACGCCCCTATTACTAATACACTAATTAGTGTTAACGGAATAAAGTCAATAGGTACTGCAACTGCAACTGCTACAACTGTTGTTATAAAGTATGCAGATGGAACTGCAACTACAGTAACAACTGCAGCTCAAGTTGGGCATGATGTCTACACTGCTATACTAAATGCTACTGAAGGTGCTCTAGTTACAAGCTGGACAAACCCAATGTTTTCTTTAGAATTACCTAAAGCTGTAACAAGTATTGTAAATGCTTAACTAGTTTAAGTATCTTACTAAATAAAGAAGAAGCACCCAAATAAGGGTGCTTTTTTATTTTGTGTATCTTTGTAAAAAGATTTTCAAATGATAAATTCAGTAAGAAATACTGTGCTTGCAATTATAAACAAGAATAACTATGGGTATATATCTCCTAGTGATTTCAATTTGTTTGCTAAACAAGCACAATTAGATTTGTTTGACGAATATTTTATAAATTATAATCAGCAAATAAACGAGGAAAATGCAAGGGTTTCGGGAACGGGATATGCTGATATAAAACTTGGTTATGAAGAAGTAATTGATAGTTTTTCTGTTACAAAAACTTTAGTACAAAACTCTAATAACATATATTATCTTCCTAGTCAAACGACTACTGGTGATGATTATTATTTATTAAATAAAGTTCTGTGTTACGAGGGAGGTGTTCTTAAGGGTCAAGCTGAGAAAGTTAGTATTAATAAAATAGATTTGTTAAATAAATCTCTTTTAACATCCCCTTCATCTCAATATCCAGCATATACTCAAAAGGGAGATTCCATAACTATTTTTCCTGCAACATTCAATGGAGCTTTAGATATACAAGGAACTTATGTTCGTTATCCGTTTGACCCAAAATGGACTTATATTACTTTATTAAACGGTGAACCACTGTTCGATCAAACACAAAGTGATTATCAAGATTTTGAATTACCGATTGATGACTTAAATAATTTAGTAGCAAGAATATTACAATATGCAGGTATATCAATAAGGGAGGCTGATGTATTTCAGTTTGGACAAATAGAAGAGCAACAGCAAAATCAAACTAATACATAATTATGGCATATATAAATCAACGAAAATATTATACTAATGATGGGATTGCACCCACAGATAGTAATTGGGGTTCTTATCAATACGTAAGTTTAGATAACATAATGACTAATTTTGAATTGATGTATGATGGAAATCATTCGTTAGTTAATAATGAAAATAGATATAAGATATTATTTCACGCAAAGAGAGCAATTCAAGAGTTAAACTACGATGCTTTTAAAGAAATAAAAGCATTAGAATTAACAGTATATGATGACTTGCGTTTTGTTTTACCATCAGATTATGTAAACTGGGTAAAACTTTACTTGTTTCAGGGTAACACATTAAGAGAATTAACTGAAAATATTCAAGTACAATCTTCCATTCAATACCTACAAAACTCTACGTCTGTTTTTGGGTATGATGGAAATAATAATGTATCAACTATAGAGTCAAATTTAGATACTGCAAGAAAAGATGGGTCTTTAAATAGTATTTATTTAAATCAAAATAATGAAGCTGACGAGAACGGTAACTGTATTGATTGTGATGGCGACATATACAATTCTCGTATTGGAGCTAGATACGGTTTAAATACAGAAACAGCCAACATTAATCCTACTTTTACTATTGATAAAAAAGCTGGTGTTATTAATTTTGATTCAACTATGGCCAATAGACAATGTGTGCTACAATACATATCTGATGGAATGGAAAATGGTGATGACTCACAAATAAGTGTAAATAAATTGTTTGAAGATTATATTTATGCTTATATACAATATGCTATATTAAATAGTAAATTTGGAGTGCAAGAGTATATAATTAATAGAGCAAGAAAAAACAAACAAGCTTTATTAAGAAATGCTAAAATCAGATTAAGTAACATTCACCCAAGTAGATTGCTTATGAATCTTAGAGGTGAAGATAAGTGGATAAAATAAAATGGCAAACATTCAAAG